TCCAGCGAGAAGTCGATAGTCTTATGTTCTTGCGGCATACTCACACCTCCCTTCTCAGCTGTAGGTTACATAACAGCGGCACTTAATGGTCTCTTTTGCAGGACCGTCAGGGTCGCAGGGATAGCGCAGGCCGTTTGAAAATTTGCCGTCGATTGGCACAGTCTCGCCGTCCATTTTGACGTGATTCGGCCCGCCGTCGCTCCCGTCGCGCGGGTCTTTCTGCGGGCGGTGGTGCCACGTCTTTTGTGTGGCACCGCTCTTGCGCATCATGTCATAATGGCCGGTTTCCAGCGTCATGACGGTTTCCTGGTCGGCGATAAGACGCGCGCGGGTCTTGCTCTCGATTTCGTACTCCTGCAAAATCTCGTCGGCCATCTTCTCACGGCTCAGGCCGGATTCAATGCCGTTGGACACGATGCGGGCCACATTGTCCTTTGTGGTCTGCGTGACGTGCCGGATGCGCGCGCCGCCGTGCAGCTTGGCATGGGTGAGCAGTTCCGGCCGCTCCACACCGCGGATGTTGTACGCCCGTTCTGCCAGCTTTGTACCGGCATCGTAGGTGTCTTTCCAAATCGGGTCGAGCAGTGTTTCCAAAGCCTGCGCCTCAGACTGCCAGTTTGCCAGCGAGCCGACAAAAGCATCCAGCAGGCTCTTTTGTTCAGCTTCGCCTAAAGCCTCCCACGCGGTCATATCGTCCGTGTCGAGATAAGGTTTTAACCTCTCCCACACGTCGTTATTGTCCTTGTGCGAGCCATTCAGCGCGCCTGCAAGCCGTTCTTTCTGTCCGCGAAAGTATTTTGACGTTGCGTTCAAAAACTTCGCACGTTGGGCTTTCTGCGCCGCTAAGATGAGGTTGCCAACATTGCGGTCACGGCGGGCCTTTTGCTCGTGCGTCAGTTTGGCACTCATAATGCCAAAATCGCCGCCGGCATCGTCTGTAACCTCAAAATCACCCTCGCCGGTGGAATCGGCCAGCATGTCGTTCATGGCCTGCACAGGGTCGTCGTTCTCGCTGAGGAACATATCAGACAGCGAGGTCTTATACACGTCCCCATGCTCACACGGTGGCTGGTTGAGAAGTTCTCTCGCCTCGTTTTTGGTGAGCAGGCCAGCGGACCAGCCGTCGATTGCCATTGCCTTGTCGAAGTCCTGCGAGTGCGGAACAATATCATCAAAGTGCCAGATAAGCCCCTCGCCGAAGAACGGCAGGATCTGCGTATTGATAGCCTCCTCGCGGCGGCTCAGACGCGGCATCAGGACGTTCTGCGCGTAGATGTACTGCGCGGCATCCGACGTGGCGCGGTTGGAGTTCTCGGTGATACCCATGATTTCACGCGGTACTCCGAAGTGCTCCAGCACCGCGTTGCGCAGGAACTCGCGCCCCTGCATCATGTCCATGTCCTTCATGTTCTCGGACAGCTTGGACACGCTCACGTCACCGTCTACGGCCACGACGCCGTGACTGTTGAACGGGCCCTGATACTTGGACTTCCATTCAGCCACGAACCGCTCGCGCTGGTTCTTGCTTGCGCCTGGCATTGTGATGATAGTGGACGGCGTCGCGTCGTTGTAGAAGAACTTCTTCTGGAACTTCGCGGCGTACTCGTCCGTTTCTATCTCATCGGCCAGAGCCTCCGCCGCACCAAGCCCGCGCTTGTACGGGTCGAGCGGGTTGAGCTCCTTCATACAAAAAATGTCGTCCACGGGGATTTGACGAATCAAGCCGCCGGTGGTCATGATTTCATAGTACGGATGCTCAAGGTAGGGTGTCTGCTGCACCCAGTGGGTAGGCAGCGGCCACAGCTCCACGGGGCGGCCCAGCTCGTCGAACTCATAGACAAAATAGCCCTCGCCTTTGAGGTCGAGGTAAATCTGCTGCAAACGCCAGCAGGCCGCCGAAGTCATTTCGTACAACGGGTTTGGCCGCTCCATAAAGTCGAGGAACGGATGCTCCTTGACCTCGACCTCGTTGCCCTGCTCGTCGAGCTGGTACAGCTTGCCTTTGCAGGAGGACAGGTCGGAGGCGATACGGTCAACGACCGCAAGGCGCGGGTTCTTGCCGAACATTTCCAGCCAGTCGCGGGTATTCCGCTCCGGCGGGGTGGTGTAACGCGGTATCATAACGCCGACATTTCCGCCCTCATACTGATGCGCAACTTTGCCGCGCCTGCCAAAATGAAAAGCCATTGTTCGTGTTCACCTCCTTTATCCCAGCTCCCATGTGTAGGTGTTGGGTTCATACATGGCCAGGGCCAGAGCGTCGGCCATATCCGGCGAGGACAAGCCCCGCTTCTTCATGGCCTCTTTGCGCTCCAGCTCGATTTTGCCGGCCGAGTTGATGATGTACTTGCGGTTGGAGAGCTGCTCCACCTGCTGCTCAGACGGCCACAGCGCGAGCTTGCCCGTGCGCAATGCCTCACGCACTGCGCCCCACATGAGGCCGGTGCTGTTCTGGTATTCCACAGGGTCGTTGTCGTCTATCGTGCCGCCCTCGCCGCCAAAATGGCACTCCACCACTTCAAGCTGCAGCTCGACGGGGAGCGTTCCTTGTTCCCTTGCCACAGCTCTGCGGTGCTCGTTGATTTCCTCGGCGATGCTCTCCACCTGCTCAGACAGGCGGTCGTACACGCCCACACCGAGGCCGTCGCAGTCGATTTTGACGTGCATTTCCTCGGCGGTCGGATACTCCCACGCAAGACGCTTGATGAGCTGCACGGCGTGGCCGGTCAGCTCCATCGTGTTGTTGTGGTGGTATATCTCCGGCTCGGCCTGCACGGCCTTGTTGTAGACCGTGGACATCACGCTGCTGTCGTCGCCGTAGCGGGCAACATCAATACCGATGTCGATGCGGCCCACCCATTCAGGCACGGCGGGTTCTTCCTTGCTCGCGTTCTCGGCCCACTCGGCGGAGATAAAGCCGTCCGGCAGAGCCTTCGGAAACTCACCGTCCACACGCACGCGCACCACGTCGCTGTCCTTGCCGTACTTCTGCTCGAGGTAGGCAATGGTGGCTTTGTTGGTGCGCGGTGAATCGCGCGAAGATACCTTCAGCTTCCAGTAGCCGGAGTTGAGGCCGTGGCTGTCGTGGAAAACGCCGGTGCGCTTGGTAGGGTTGCCGCACAGCAGCAGCTTGTTGTTCTCACCGGAGAGCGTGCCGAGGATAGCCTCCATGATAGGGTCAGCCACGCCGGATGCCTCGTCCACCACAAAGAGCATATTCTTCGCGTGGAAGCCCTGCATATTCTCCGGCTTTGTGGCCGTGCGGGCCACGGCAAACCAGCGTTTCTCATGGCCCACCATGTAGATGTAGGTCTTTGTCCAGTGCAGGCAGTTCCGCAGCAATGGGCTGCGCTCCTGCCATTTGGACACCTCAGACCAAAGCACGTCGTTGAGCTGCTGGCGTGTGGGCGCGGTGCAGACGATGCGCGGATAGGCAAAACACCACAAAAACCAGAGCACAACGTTTGCCTCAAAGGCCGTCTTGCCCACGCCCTGCCCAGAGCGGATCGTGACACGCTGCTCCCTGCAAATCGCGTCGGCTGCCTTGCGCTGCCATTCATCCGGACGGAAGCCTGTTACTTCGTCAAAGAACAAGCACGGGTCTGCACAGTAGGCATCCAAACGTTCACGGAGGACTTCACGGGTTATCAATCCTCACTACCTCCTTCACGTTCGGCAACTAATGCGGCCCACTCGTCCACAAAGCTGTTGCTTTCCTCGGCCTTGTTGCGCCGCACTTCTGCGAGCTGTGCAATGCACTTGGCCTTTTGCTTCTGCACGTCGGTCAGCAGGCGTTCCAGCCGCTCCACAATGAGGTGATTGGCCTCGGTAGTCGTGGTAACGTGGTTTACGTTGCCGGGCAGCCTGTCACCGCTCTCAACCTTGCGGTCAATGGCCCGTTGATAGGCCACCTTGTCGGCCTCGGACTTTGCCTTGCTCTGGTCGAGCCTGTTAAAGTCGCGCTTATCGGATGATGTCACCATGCCAGTCATGGACAGCGGCGGCTTGGGGTTGCCGTTTTTATCCGTCTGCGGCTTGGAGTACAGGTCGATTCGCTCCAGCAGATAGCTCTCACGCAGGGTGAGCAGGTGTATCTCGTCAACAAGAGCCTTTTCTTCGTCCACTTCGCCCTCTTCGTCGAGGGCTTGCAGCTTGTCCTCCGAAAACGTGGCAAACAGCAGCTTGGAGTACCCGCCGTGCTTCAAGGCGTTCTGCGTTCCTTTTGGCAGTACACCTTCATGTCCTACCGCGTTCACATTGCCTTTCGGCGCACCGCCTTTATCTACGGCCTTACCGGGCGGCTTGGACGCATTTTTGGTTGCAACCTTTTGCGTCTTGGTTGCAACTTTTTTGCAACCTTTGGACGCATCCTCGGCTTTCCAATAACGCGCCGCCCAGCTCTTGACCGTGGACAGCGGCACATCTAAACGAGCCGCGATTTCTGCATACTTCATGCCCTTTTTATAAAGCGTAAAGCCTTGCTCTCGCTTCTCCATCTACATCGCCACCGCCCTCCTTTTGATATAGGTTGAACTATTTCCAGAAAAAACCGCAGAGCTCCCCACAGGGCGTGCGCGGCCTCGGCTCAGACAATCCCCCTGCCGTGCAGCGGCTTGAAGATTATAAGCCCCATAAACAGGATGATTAGCGTCGAAATAAACAGACTCGCCGCATTGAGCACAAAGGGTATCTGGTACACCATTGTCAGTTCTGCACCCACGATAAGCGCGACCAGAGCCGCCAGTGCGACCGTCTTTGCAACAAACGGCAGCTTTCGACCTGGGCCGAAAACAAAAAGCGCGTGGCAAGAGCCATGCGCCAAAAGCCCCGCGGCCACATCGACCACACCCAGCGGGCTGAATGCGTTTGCAATGCCCACGCCGAGCAGGATAGCCGGAGAATACTTTTTATCATAGAACGGCAGCACGCATAGCATGGTGGCTATGCGGAACTGCACGGTTCCCCACGAAATAGGGTTGAGCGTTGTCAAAGCCACATACAGGGCGGCTACGATAGCCACCCTGCACATGGTCTTCAGATTTTCGCTTTTCATGCTGCCGCACCTGCCTTTCGCACCACAAAGAGGATTTCTTTGCTTGCCTGCGGGTACGGTACGCCCATAATGGCCGTGAGCCACGTCTTGGGGATGTATGCTTTCATGCGCGCGTAAAAATCGCGGATTGCCTGCGGCTGGCTCTCACTCTCATAAAACTCATCCATTTCCTTTGCGCCCATAACGAGGCCCACTTCCTGGACGATTTCAAAGCCCAACTTATGCAGCGTAGTTTTCAGCTCATCATAGCCCCACTCGTACACATGGGCGCGGTAACGGGTATTATAGCCGTTGCCCGGTGTGTTCGGGCAGGAGAGGAACATCACGGCCTTGTCTGTCATGATTTTGCGACACTCAACAAGGCTCTGCCGCCCGTCTTCCGGGTGCATGTGCTCCAGCGCGGAGGTGTAGATAACAAAATCCGCGCTCTCGGCCGGCAGCACCTTGCTCATCTCGGCCACGTTGCACAGCTTCCACGAAACGCGGAACGGATAGTACATAGCCAGATTTTTAGGTGTCAGGTTCTTCTCGGTCGCGCCGCGCATGGCCTCCTTGATGTTGGCCCTGCTGATGTCCACGCCCGTATAGCTGGCGATGTCCTTTGCGTAGTAGCGCAGCAGCGGCAGCATCAGGGAGCGGCCACAGCACACGTCTACAATGCGCATCCCCTTTTTCGCCATTTGGGCGGCTGCGTAGTGCTGGATATAGTTCATCACGTCGAGGTTTGTGAAGAACCCGTCGTGAAACTGCGTGTAAAAATTACGCATCTGGTAGGTGGTGCAGAGGATTTTTGAGCGATTCATGCCGTCCTCTACCCGATGCACGATTTGCTTTTGCATCTCTTTATCCTTTCGTATCAAGGTAACGCTGGTACTTTACCCACTCGCGCATGGACACGTCTCGCCGCCTGTAATAGTCTCCGCCTCTCATTCCCTTTGGCGGGCAAATGGAAACCATTCGCTCACCGTTGAAGCGGTAGACGTTGCCGTAGGCCGTATTCACCGACCACGACGCGCTGTCCGTGCTGTAAAAGCCATAGTCCAGCACATCCGGCTTGGCATAACCCAAGCCGTGTATCCTTGTGCCGTAAGAGGCCGCGAGGTTTACCAGCATCTTCACATAACCGTATTCTGAGGGCTTGATGTCCTTTATCGCCAGCCCGCCGATTGCCACATAGTCATACTCAGCGCAGAGAGCCTTGAACTCTTTGAGGCCGCGGCTGCGGTGCCACACGGGGATGCAGCGGCGTCCGGTCTTGCGCTCAAGTCTTTTGCGCATCTGCTTGACAGCGGCATAACCTACGAGCTTGTCTATATCCAGCTCAAAAAAGTGCTCAATGCGGTTGGCATTGATAAACCGGATATAGCGGTCGAGGTAGTCATCCCAGTCTATGGAGATGTTCTGCCGCTTGGCCGTGGTCAAGAACGTAAACGCGCCGCTGTCCAGGAGAAAATCCTCCCAGTTGCGCCGCTCGTCCATTTGCCACGGCCGCACATATTGGAAGCTCTCCAAGACATACTTGGGCTTCCATCTGCGGGTTATCTCTGGGCTGACGTGCGTCGCGGCGATGAACAGCTTCACAGCTCGATCCACTCCCCACAGTGCGGGCACTGGATCCTGTTCGCCGTGGGCTGTTCGACCGGCTGCTCGGCGGCGGGCTTCTCTTCGGCCTGCTTTTCCTGTGCGGTTTCCTGCTGCACGGGGGCTTCGGTGAAAAATTCATCGAAGTCTGCATCTGACACTTCGCCAAGAAGCTCCGAAAGCTCGGCCTCGCTGAAGCCCGTGTCCAACAGGTCATAGCCCTGCTGCTGCAAAGCGGAGAGTTCCGCCTGCAAAAGCTCATCGTTCCAACTGGACGCTTCGGCGGTCTTGTTGTCGGCAAGGCGATAAGCCCTTACCTGTTCCTCGCTCATATCGTCCTCGATGATGCACGGCACTTTATCCATGCCGAGCTTCTGCGCGGCCATCCAGCGGGTGTGACCGGCGATAATCACCAAGTCTTTGTCCACCAGCACCGGCGCGCGGAAACCGTTCTTCTCAATGCTCTTTGCGACTGCATCGATGGCGAAGGTGTTATTGCGCGGGTTATTTTCGTACGGTTTGATGCTTGATACCGAAAGGTATTCGATTTTTTGCTCCATTTGAATGTCTCCTTGTTTACGAAAAAGACCCCCGACCGCTGTCATGGCGTATGGCAGCAGTCGAGGGCATAGACGTCGCTGTGCAAGGAGGACGAAGCACAGTGCGGATGAAGATAGCTCCTTCCGTAAAATAGTAACAGCCCGCGGATGTTACTCTGCGGGCTGTTTGGCTTGATTCAAATTTTGCAGTTTAGTTATATCACACTTTGGGCGGGCCAGCAAGGACCACGACGGGCCACGACGAGCCATGACGGACCAACGCGAGCCAACACGGGCCAACAGGGGCCAACGCGGGCCAATAGCGTATGTAGGTATTTTTTCTACTCAATATCAGTCCACGGTGGCCCAAAGTTGAGATAACGATAACAGATATGCTTGACCGTTGCCTCACTTGTATATGGCCCAAGAGCATCCGCGACCTCTTTCCACGGCTTTGCCAAGACAAAACGATGATAGAAAACGCGCCATGTGTTCACGTCCTCTATCTCGTCTATCCACTCCTGTATAGGTTCTTCGCTCTCCCGCACTTGGCGTTCCAGCTTCTTCACGCGGCGGCGCAGCGCGTCTATTTCTGTAACGAGCTTGCCCACCTTATCGCCGGCATTATGTGCGCTGGGCATTCCTGTCAGGTTCTGGCTGCCCGGGCCGGATGCCGAGGCTTCCAGTCCCTCCAGTGTTTCTCTCGCCGCCTGAAGCTTTACCACAAGCTCCAAGTGGTGGTTCAGTTGATCCAGCGTCATGGTGTGCCTCCTGCATTATCTGCCGCCCAGTGTAAGCTGCTGCGGGCCTTTTTCTTCTACTCGTATCACTTTTGCATCGCCGAAGCGTTCTAAGTACATTGCCAAGTCCTCTTTGATGCCGATTGCCTGTCCCGGCGGCGCGTCTACCGTTACTGTGATGATGAGCATGTGAGCCTCCTACCTGTACTCTTTGCCGGTCTTGCGGTCACGCAGAGGGATGCGCCCGATAATATCAAAGCCGCTGTTGGCCGCCGTCTGCCGCAGCTTGGCCACAAGAGCCGAGACGGCAGCAAGCCGCTCGGCTTCTTTGGCCTTTTCCTCTCTCTGCATATTCTCCCAAGCTTTGCCTGGCGTGGGGTCTGCGTACCACTCGGCGTTGCGCCGCATATCGTCCATGTACAAACTCCTCTCAGATAAATGGGTTGCGTACTCCGAACCAGACAGGCGGTTGGCCGTTGCCTATCACGGAGAACCACAGACGGCCGGTAAACAGCAGCCGCAGCCGCTCCCAAAAGGACAGGTGCCAGCAGGAGATTATTTGTCCCTCACCTTTCCACGCGGGTGTGACTGGGCATTTATCTTCCATGCCCTGCGGCGGGTTATATGTTATGTTTTGTTGCGGAAACGGTACGGGATACACGGTGCTCACTCTCCTTTCAGAGCATCGGCAAGGCGTTCAAGCAGCCCTTTCTTGGGCGGTGGCTCCTCGGCCTGTGCTTTGTTGTTGACAAGCACCACCGGCTGGCTCATGTACTCCCTGATTTCGGCCAGCTCTTTTTCCAGTGCTGCGGTCCTGCGCTCCAACTGACGGAGGCGTTTTTGTTCTCTGCGGCTCATCTTATTCACCGTCCGTTGTTACAACAGTATCCGCTCCTGTAATCGTGACCCAGCCATGTTCGAGTCGGGCTTCGGCTTCTTTCATACGAATAAGTTCATCCGTGATGCTCTCGGCCAGCTTCTTATTTGCCTCCGCTTCTGCCTCGGCCTCAATGCGCTTCACCTCGGCCTCTGCTTCAGCTTCAATTTTCTTCACGTCTGCGGCAGTCTGAGCCTTTACCTTTTCAGTCTCAGCCTGCGCCTGCGCTGTCTTGGTGTTCAGCTCCGCCGTTTCTGCATCCTGTTTGGCTTGCTCTTTGGCTTTGATTTTTTCCATGAGGGCTTCATCCGGCTCAGCGTCAATGATAAGCGCGCCGGAGACATTGATGCCATACTCTGCGGACAGTTTCTCGTTGAGGTATTCTGTAATAGCACTATTCACCTCGGCGCGGTTGTCTGAGTAGATTTCCATAACGGTAAACTTGGGAGTAACCTCTTTGACATACGCGATTATGTCATTCTGGATACGGCTCTCCATAAGGCTCTCGCCGCTCATGCCGTTGAATTTAGAATACAGTTCTACCACGCGGTCAGGCATAAAGTTATAGTTGACTGTCAAATTTATGCTGATAACGCCACCGTTTGCGGGTGCATCAATGTGCCAATCGTCGTGTTCCTTTTCGTTATAGTCTGCCGGATCGTCGCTGAACACAATGCGCTGCTGTGACACTGGGAACGTGCTGACGTGCTTCAACGGTGACATAAAATGCCAGCCCTGCGAAATAGTCTGCGTCTCAACGCCTTTCGCACTGTACACTACGCCGACATAGCCGACAGGTACACGTTCCACGCACATGATAACGATTATGAGCGCTACAACCGCCGAGACAACACCTGCAATAATTTTCTTCATTTTGATTTTCCTTTCTTTTTTGTGTTAAAACTTGTCTTTGGCAATCAGGTACACAATCCCCCAAATCACCGCAAACAAGACGAACCATTGTTTGATATACATCACTGCTTCTACTCACCCCCAATATATTTTTGTGTAATTTTGTGTATTTCCTATTGACTTTTGTGTAAAAGTGTGTATAATATAAAGTGTAAGGAGGGCAGGCGAATGAATCCACGAAAAATCTGCATCAAGCAGTTAGAGGAAAACGGATATCAGTTCAAGCGTAGCGGCGCAAACCACGACATCTACTACAATCCAGAAACAAAAATCACAGTTCCGGTCAAGCGCCACGATTTCGATGAAGATGATATGCGATACATCCTCAAGGAAGCCAAAATCAAGCGGGGCTGATGCCCCGCATCTTTTAGAAAGGGGAACCGATTATGACTTATCTGTATACCGCGATTCTTACGCCGTCCGAGGACGGCAAGAAGGTCTATGCCCGTGTGCCGGATGTTCCCGGCTGCGCCACTACCGGCCACAGCGTAACTGACGCAATCGACCAGATCACCGATGCTTTGAGCGGCTGCCTTGTGGTGGCCGAAGATGAAGGTCTGCCGATTGCGGCGCCTACGCCTCAGACCGAGCTTGTGCATGATGCCAACGACATTTGCACCCTTGTCCGTGTGGACACCATCGCGTACCGCGCGGCCACAGACGACCGCGCAGTACGCAAAAATGTGTCTCTCCCCGCATGGATGGCCAACATGGCCGATAAACGGGGTATCAACTGCTCGAAGGTCCTGCAAGACGCGCTGCGCCAGCAGCTTGCGTGAATCATTTGCCTGCTGCCGGAACGGTGTGAGCCGCTCCGGCTTTTTTATGCCCTGCTGTATCTGTTCTGGTCGAGCCAGTAGGACGGGCATTTGCCTTTCAGTCCAAGACCATACAGCATCCAGTCTTGTTGTCGGTCAGCGTGTCCGCAGCCCAATCGAACCGGCTGGCCGTCATAGCCCACAGCGTTTGGGCCATATAGACAGGTTGCGCAATTTTCAGGAATCAGCTTTCGCTCTATCGCGTATATCATTTTTTCACTCTCCGGTTCCATTCGTGGGCGGCCTTTTCTTTTATTCTTCCATGGTAGGCCCACGGAAGAACACGGTATTCACCGTGAACAATTACCTCATTCCCGCAACAAAAGTCACCACTGTCTTTCTGGGCTCCTAAGAACTGCGCCGTGCTCGCGCCGCAATGGTTGCACGTGACATAAGCCTTGACCACGGTAGCATCCTGTCCGTTGATTCTGGCTTTTCGTCCCCACTCAAATGTGAGCCTCGTATTGTTCGACCCACAAAACGGGCATGGCTTTAGCTCATTATCGCTCATTGCTTGCCTCCTTCACCATTTTGGATATGTTTTTTACTATAAGTCTGCAAAGGCAATCGGTTTGCAGATAATAATCAAAACACTTTGCATATGTCGATTTGTTTGCGGCTTTTCTCATTCCGCAGCCGTCCCTGTATCGGTTGTACTCGATGACATAACGAGCTGTGTCCCGCGCTTTTCTTGCACTATAACCTTTCGACATCAGAAGCTTGATAAAGCGTTTACGGGTCATTGGATGCCCTCCTGTTCCATTCCTCGACTTGGAGCTTTGGGTAATCGCCCTGTTTCAGGTTCATGTAAAACGCGCCACAGCTGTGACATATTATGTAGGTGCGGAGGCTTTTGGCGCGAGAAAGTTTGATTCTTTTCATATCTCCGCTTTCGTTATCGTGCCAGCAAACGCGCTTACTGCCGCAAAAAGGGCAGCGCTTAGGGATTGGCATATCATCAGGCATCGTTTGCACCCCACGATTCTTTTACCGCCCTTTTTCCGCATTCATCTACTGTGTGTGCCTCAACAGCGGTCATTTCTTTGTTATTCAGCCAAAATAGAGCCACCGTTATACTGTCAAACGTTTCTACCCAGCAATCGCCGTCAGAATTGTCACACGCGACAATAATAAATTCATTGGTTTTCCCTCCATGTTCAAGAGAAATATAGCGGCCTACATGCTCTTTCGGCTCGTCTATGATTTTACCCATAGTGAACGGATCGCACAGAACGATTTCACCTTTGCTCATTGCTTACCTCCTCGTCCATCCTCGCGCAACAATTAGGGCATCCACGGAATAATTTCAGCATTTCGTCCTTTGAGCGCTCGCTATCCGTGAACATCGAGCCGCAATTTGAGCAAACCATCCATAGGCCATGCCCGTTGTTATCACCAAACATCCAGTGCGCGTGTACCACCGGCGAAACGTTGGCTGTAGGCGCATCCAGCACAGTGCGCAGCACAGAGCCGAGGCTTAAGAGTGAGACACGGTTTTCGTTGTCCGCGCTGTATGGCAAGATGTTTTCGATGGCTCTGTAAAGCTCCATGCGGTCAATGTATTCAGCCATGATAATCCTCCCAATCATACTTCCAAGCTCTCTCTTTGGACTTTAGTTCTCCGGCTTGGCAATATCCATCACCCAATACAACACGGTCTGGTGCGCCATAGTCGCACATAAAGTAATGGCTTGTGTAGTGAGCAACATCACACTCCACTTTCAAATCAATGTATGGCCGAGAATGCTTGCAGAATTTGCAGCGCACAACAGGAACAACATCGGCGGCTGGCAAAACTTTTATAACCATCCGCAAATGGCTAACAACCCCATGAGCGAGCTTGTTCAGAGCGTGCTCAAAGGCATCGCTGGCGGGCTTGAGCTCAACGGCCTTGTCGTATGTATCTAACAGTTCAAGCACGGTGCTTTTGTCTAAGTATTCAGCCATCGGTTGCCTCCTCGACCCTTGTGCAGAGCCTTAATACTCTCCCGTCCAATGTGTGCCAGTTAAAACCGTGGAACTCCTTTTCATCAAAGCCGCTATCTTTGTTTTTATCGCAGATATATTGCGCCACAGCTTGGAGGGCTTCATCTGTTACATTTGACTTGTTTTTCCATGCCGTTCCGTCTTTGTTTGTTGTTCCTGCGTAGATTCCGGCCATGCCGCAGCCAACATGATATTCAGCCATTATCTGTTCTCCTTTCTCCGCTGTCGCAGTAGAAATTTTCCTCAACTATGCGCGTTAGGCTAAGGCAAAGCCACATTTCCGGCGGTGCATTTATCCGTTCCGGCGGCCTTATGGCATGAGTGCAGTTCTTGCACCGCACTACCTTTACCAGCTCCTCTGGCTTGCCGAGGACGCGGTAAGATTCAAGCTCGCGGTAATCCTGTTTGCTCATGCTTCTGTCTCCTCTCTGCTGATACGCTCGAACTCGATGACCCATACCCACGGATTTTTGCCCCATGAGTAAAGGCTATATTCTGACGGCTTAATGGTGCTGTTCCACACGGGCCGCATATAATCTTGCTGCCACTGCTGCCAACTGCCGCCCCTTACCTTTTCGGGGATTACTCCCTCGGCAAGCATATCATCACAAGTCATATCTTGCAGGCGTTCCGGCCGCACATCTTTCACGCGCAGAAATATCCGCGCTGCACTTTTTGGCATGTGGATTGACGGGTGCCATTTTTGAGATATAGTCGGTGCAAGCTCGTCTCCGTCAGCTTTGTAAACATACATACCTACTTTATCGGCGTTTCCGTGGCCTCCATATGTAAAAGCCGTTCCCCATGTTTCGCGGACGTAAAGGACATCACCAATAGCATAATGTGCGCGATATATACCATTCTCCGGCATCACGTCATTGCTCCGGCTTATCATCGCGCAACCGCACCCGTAATCAGTGTGAACCTGTGCATCTTTTGGCGGCTGTGGTTTCATCACGCGCCGTGTGCAGGTCTTGCGCCCTTCCAGAATGGCCATTACCATTTCGGTGTTAAACAAGATTGGCTTCATTTTGCACCGCCTTTCCTAAAGCTACCCGCCTGCGGGCAGGTTGCCCAGTGAGGAGTACGTCCTACCCCGTCTGCCTCTGATACCCAATGCGGCGTTTTAGCAGAAATTACCCTACCGTCATCTGTTACGATTTTTAGCGAACCTCCACGTTTCTCTGTGTATGGAATTTGGACGGCATCACAGGGCATTGATTTACCGTTCAGTGTCTTGATCCAAACGATGGGTGCACCACAGGCTTTGCATTTGTAAACTCTCATCATTACGCTGCCTTTCTCTTTTTCATCCTGTTGTAAAACGTTGATACCGAGAAGCCGCACTCTTTTGCAGCCTGTTTGATAGTGATTTGTCCAGAGTGCCAACATTCTACAATTTCATCAAAATCATCCGGCGTTGGCTTCTCCGGCTGTCCAAACCTCACGCCGCGGGCTTTCGCCGCTTCGATGCCTTGCGCTTGCCGCTTCTTGATGTTTTCGCGCTCATTCTGAGCAACGAACGCCAATATTTGCAGTACAAGGTCAGCTACAAATCTCCCCATGAGGTTTTTGCTTTGGCGCGTATCCAGCAGCGGCATATCCAGCACTACAATGTCCGCGCCTTTAACCTTAGTGATTTGCCTCCACTGCTCCTGCATCTCGTCATAGTTGCGGCCAAGCCGGTCAAGCGAGAGGATATACAGCACATCACCGCGCTTTAGCCTTTTTACAAGCTTCAGATATTCCGGCCGGTTGAAGTCCTTGCCGCTCTGCTTGTCCATGTAGATACTGTTTATGCCGCGCTCATGCAGCGCGTTGAGCTGCCGGTCAAGGTTCTGGTCGGCAGACGATACACGCGCATAGCCGTACTCGCTCATCTTCCAAACCTCCTTGCCTGCATCGTTTCTCTCAGCGCCTTATCGCAGGCCGCCTTTATATCCGGCGGCATCACGCCGACAGCGGCCCGCGGCTGCGGGTTGAGCTTCCTTGCGACTTCTTCCGAGATGCACAGCCGCGCCTGAAGTTCTGCGGCGCGCTGGATGTCCCGATGTACTTCTCTGGTCTGCTCGTCCGATTCCTCGTAGCCCTCCATGACTTTCAGCTCCTCCTGCATGGCGGCTTCTGCGCAGCGCTTGAGCATTTCCAGCGCCACGTCAAGGCCGTCATCGTGTGCCCACTGGTTGAACTGCTCGTAGTTCTTCCAGCTCTCCGTTTTGAGCCGTTCAAGGCGCTGCGCGCCGAAGCCTAAGACATCCATGCAGGCTTTGGCGTATATCTGCCACGCGATACTTGCCGCCTGATTGCCCGCCATCGTGAGCTGTTCCTCTCTCCGGCCGCGCGGCGCGCGGAGCAAGGGGACGCGGAAATTTGGGTCACAGATACCGTCAAACCACTTCTCGCGGATAGCATCAGCGGCGCGTGTGCCTTTGGCAAGCATCACGCCCGCGTTCCTGTCCTCCAGCTCGTTCATGCGTGCGGCCACGCGCCCGATGCGGCTGTGGCCCACGCCAAACTCTTGGTGGAGGGCAATCGTGATGCACCAGCAGGTAATTTGGCCGACATCGGTCTGTGTGCGATCCATCTCGACCTGAAACGGTGTCTTTACTCTCACGGTTCATCCCTCCCCAAGAAGCCGCCGGAAATAACAACGTACTGGTCGTATGCTCCGGCATCCTTTCCGGCCTTGCGGCGCTTTGCGAGTTCCACGCGGTATCCGGCTTTTAAGAGCAGCGCACCAAGCTGTAATTGCTCGGCATCTGTCAATCCGCCGCGTGTCCCCTCGCGGGTCTGAATTTCAATAGGCATTTGTTTCTCCTTTTTGGTGATTTATCAACTATTTCAACGGGTTCTTAACACTAACCCTCATCGTCCGGCAAATCATACGGATGAACGAAGTGGACACCCTCGGCGGTGCAGTTCTCGCTGATAACATGGCGATAAATGAGATTGTCGATGATGCTTGCCGCCATATTTTCATCCACGTTCATACGACGCTGTAACAAGCCCGCAGAGGCCTTGTTCTCCATTCGCACCAAAGTTAGTCGCCTCGTCCGTCAAGCGGTTCATTTGAGCCACTTCTGCCGCGCTGGTGGTGAGATAATGCTTGCTCTCTGCCTGCGGTACTTCTTCCGGCACATCATCCTCGCTGATTTGCGGGAGCTGGTAGGATAACAGGATGTTGCGCTCGATGAGGTTTCTGTGGAAGAATTCGAGGTACAGCAGGTGCATGGATTTGAACGAGCGCAGCAGCTTGTCCTTGAGGGATTTCGGCCACTGGGTGCGGCCCTCGGTCTTTTCCTCGATGTCCCCGTCCTGCATGATATAGGTCAGCTTTGCGTCAGGGCTGATATATGCCTCGTCCTGCTCCAACATGGACATCTGGCTGTCAATATCGCTCGTGGGCTGGAACATCATCTGCACGGGGTAAGCGTTCGGGTAGAAGTGGAACACGAGGTTATTCTCCTCGCAGAGCTTTTCGAGCTTGGATTTTTCGATTTCAAATTTTCCGGCTTCATTCATGGCTTTTGGGTCTCCTTTCGGTGATTTGATTTTTACAGCAGCTCCAGCATGTCGTTCCATGCCGAAGCCACAACGTATGCGGTCAGGTCCTTCTCGGTCACATACTTGCGGCCGAACATCGTTTTCATGTCGCACCAAACGGCCCACGGCACGCGATAGACAGCGCCGGACGCAAACCCCGCCACAACGTAGCAGCGCGCGCCGAGGGCGCTTTGCTGGTTCATGTACTCGGTCTGGCCCTCCGTCACGCGACTTTGCTCTATCCTGTCCCCGCTGGTGTACTTAGCCTCGAACATGATAGATCTGCCGCCTTTGAGCGTGCCCTTATAGTCCGGCTGCGCCTTTTTGGCGAAGTAGGCGATAAACAGCCCGTTGCTGTACGGCCTGACCGGCTGCATCGGCTCCGGCGTTTTCTCCACGGCAGCGAAACCACGCTTGCGGTAATACTCGAACGCTGCATCCAGCCGCTGCTCAAACTGCTTGCCGCGGGCCTTGTTGATCGCGCCCGTGACTTGGCGGCGCGGGTCTGGCTTGTGGTCACTCATCCGCTTCTCCTCCATCCCAAAATCTGCGCTGCCTGTTGCTGCTTCTCGTGCATTCTCTCCTGACGGATAGACGCACCGCCGAAATATACCGGCAGGCACATTTCCAGCAGGCGGTCATAAATGCGATGGGCATCGAGAGCGGTTTCCGTGCGCATAGCGTCCAGCGTGAGGTTGGTCGTGATTATCACCGGCGCACCGGCCCGATAGCGTTCATCCACGATAGCGAACATGGTCTCCATTGCGTACTCCGTCCGGCGCTCTGCGCCCAAATCGTCAATGACGAGCAGAGGGTAGCTGCGGAATCGAGCCGCCAGATTGTCACGCTCCTCGAACGTGGCGTTGAGAATCAGCGGAAAGCTCGTCATCATCACGGGAATGCCCTTGTCGATGAGCGCATTTGCGATACAGGCCGCCGTGTATGTCTTGCCGTTGCCGAGGTTGCCCCAGAACATCAGCCCCGTGCCGTTCTTACGCATCTCCGGCCACTGGTCAACATACTGCCGAGCCTTTGCAAGCTCCGGCGTTTTCCGGCTGGCCGCCTCGAACGTGCAAGCCTGCAAATCGCGGAATGCTATGCCCTGTGAGCGCAGGTCTTTGATTTTGCTCTCGCGCTCCAAGTCGTGCAGAGTCTGTTTTTGCTCGGCTCGCTCTCTCGCTGCGCAGTCGCAGGAGCACGGCATGATCCGCTCCATACCCAGCAGCTTCACACGGCACTGTTTGGCCGTGTGGCACTTGCCGCAGTAGAGCAAGCCGTCTTGGGTGTAATCGCCCTGCTCTGGGACGATTGCGGCTTCTGCAAGCCGCTCAACACACTGCATGTCCATCAGAAGCTCCCCTCCGTGTTCCCGTAGTCGTAGACAATGGGCGGCTTAATGCCCTTGCCCCTGTCTGCCGGTTTATTGCATTTCTGCGCTTCAAAATCAGCGTCCATTCGCTGCGCATCCACCAGCGTTTTCACGCCCTGACGCTCCCAGCTTTTGAGAATGCCGCGGATATACGTCCACGTTCGCTTGTTCGCCGCTAAAGCCTTATCGATGGCGTAGATAATCACATCCGCCCCAAACTGCGCCGTGTACTTCGTCAGCTCCTCGGCTTCCATGCGGCCAAAAGTCGGGTTTACAAGCCGCCGGTAATACGAGATTGCCTTTGCAAGCTCGGGGTCGCACGCGCACGCGCTATCGGCATCAGCAGCATTATCTCTTGGACTATTGCCTATTGCCTGTGGACTATGGACTATTGACTGGTCAGCTTGGCCGTCCTTGGTCGGCGGCGGTTGGCGCTCGTCAACGTTCGCCTGCTCTGGCTCGTCTTGGCCGTCCTTGGTCGGCGGCGGCAAGCCTGCGCCTTTATTGGCGTTATTTGCATTTTTGTTGCAAAGCTCTTTGTAGTGAGCCGTGTCATAATCCATCTGCGCAGAGAGAATGTGGAAAGCAAACGCTTCTACGGTATCAAGGCTTGGAATTTCCCCACCAAAAGCTTTGGCCATCATCGCCGACAAAACACGCCCGCGCTGCTCCATATTGAGGGGCTCAAAGACCACCCACTTATTTTCCCAAATCTTTAGGTAGGATTCTTTTTCTTTGCGTTTGTACCCCATTGTTTTCACCTATAACGGCACTTACTTTCTGCCGCGTAGCCTTCCTTACTCTTCCGCGTCCTGCTTAACCAAAAGGTTAATGATCTCATCCGGCAAATAGCTTGACTTGTCGTTGACCTTTGCCTGCACCATAACGTCAAGCACGGTCTCTTTCATAATCAGCTCATCGTACCTGTCCAGCGGAACAAGGACGGTATCATCATCGTCCACGCGTACCCTTGCGTCCGCGCCTTTGAGCAGCTCGCTAATCAGCTCGGCCTTGTCCTCATCGGGCAGATTTGCCACAAACTCTTTTGCGTCTTTGTTTGCCATTGTAATTACTCCTTTAATTTCTTGCGCAGTCCCAGCTTGTCACACAGGTGTTCGTCAAGCGGGATACCATAAATGTGATAGCGTCGGAAGAACTCTTTTTCGCCCCTGTGGGCTTCCTCGTGATGCCTCGGACAGAGGGCTATTGCTTTCAAGCCAACATGGACTATTCGCTCACGGTCGCGACCCATGCCGATACGGTCAACGTGATGCACCTCAGCGGGCGCATTGCAGACCGCACAACGGCGGTGTTCCAAGCAGAGATACAGATACTTGCCTATATCGTCCGTGCGCTCCAGCAGGCTCTCGCGTGTCGGTACGCCGAACGAGAAGCAGAAGTCTATCAGGTAATCGATAAACATCCTCGCGGTGCTCATGTCCACGTCTGACAGGCTGAACATATCCAGCCCTGCCTTTGAGCAAAAGTCCCATGTGAGCATCCCGCGCAGGTATTCTGGCTCATGTCCAGACCAGAGGGATATATCGCGGATGATAGCGAATATCTTCTTGCGCTGCTGGACGCTGATCGTGCGCCCGTCATTGATGCGCAGCTCTACCGTCTGCGGGTGCTGCAAATCGAAAAGGCGGTCAAGGTTGTCCACTGGCTGCACTAAGAGTTTCCCGTCGCGGTATCCTAATATCCTGCCTGTGGTCATCATCCCTGACCGCCTCCTCTCTCGTTAAAATGGAAGGTCCTCTTCATCGCTCTCGATGATTCGGGCCTCGTCCTCGGTGTACTCCTGCGGTGCATCCGGCAGCGGAGCGTTGAGCTGCGCGTCATCCGCCTGCGGCCACTGTTCCGGCTGCGGAGCTTCTGGCAGTGCGCTCTCGCACATGGCGTTGATAGCGTCCTGCATCCAGCGGAAGATAACGTTGCCGTCAGGGTACAAGGAATCGACGTTCGCGCTGCGGTACGTCTTGCCGTTGCTCTCGCGGGTCTTTATCTCGCGGGTGTACACCTGCACATGGTCGCCCTTGAACAGCATCCCGTTCCACTGGTCGAAGTTGCTCCACATGCAGCACTCAATGTCCAGATTGTCATACTGCCCGTCCTCGTGCCGTGTGGAGTAGGCTCGAACGACCATTTTGTAAACGTCCTTTGCTCCGGCCTGCTTTATCTGAGGGTCATAAACGAGCCGCCCCTCAATCTCAACGCCCGTGCTCGTCTTGGTAATCATTCGCCATCACCGCCGAACGGGTCTGCATCGCTGTCCTCTGCGGGTTCATCGGCAGGCTCGGCAGGAGCCTCTGGCTGCTTGAACTGCCGCATGACGTGTTTCTGCATGAACTTTTTCTGCGCGCTATCCTCGAGCGGGGTATCAACCTCGCGGGCCGTGCTCTCTGCGTCAACGTGTACTTCGCTCTCATCGTAGAGTGAGCCGAACGTGCTGGGGAACGCCTCGCGCAGCGCATGGACGAGCGCGACCTTGCGAATCATAGTTGCTGGCATCTTGCTCCAAAGGGCTTTACCCGTGGTGTACTCGGCAAGCTTGACCTCCGCGTAAATCGGGCGGGAGCGGTCTTTGCGGTAGACCTTCGCCCAGCCGCCAAGCAAATCCTCGCCGTCATACACGAACTCACCCTCGCGTTTCTCGACTGTGCCTGCCGAGCTGTCGAATACGATAACGCCAGCCTCGAAGCCGTCAAACTCCGACCGCAGCTCTGCTCGCTGCATATAGGCCGATTTGCCCAGCACGATAGTCGCCGCCGTCGCGTCGCTGTTGTTGTCGTAATGAATAAGATAGGCCTCACGGGTGAACGGGTTGAGGTGGTACTGCTTACACGTCTCGATGAAGATGCGGCACTCCGCCGGGGATGCTTTCGGGCAAAGGATACGCTGCACCTCGTCAATGGACACGTTGAGCTTCTGCTCTCCCGCTGTCCACTCATACGAGGTGAGGTCTGTCTCCTGCGGCGCGGCCATTGCCGTGGTGGTTCTGCGAGCAGTCGCCGCGCTGGCGGCAGGCGCACTCTGGGTAGTCGTTCCGGGTCTTGCAAATGCCATAATGTTTGTTCTCCTTATTTGATAGCTCCAAACTTAAAGCCACGGCTCTTTGCCGCGTCCTTGAACCATGCGATGTCTTCTGCGGTAAACTCCACCCAGAAGCGGTAACGCTTGCGCTCCGGCTCTGCGAACGTCTGCAGGCCGGAGAAGTCCAGCCGGCCCTCATCGGTAATCATGGCGTTCGTCACCGCACGCTCACGGCCTACTTCCTGCGCTGCAAGTTCTTCCTCGCTCGGACAAACAACGACCGGCGCGGCAGCTCGTGCGGCTTCCTCAGCCTTGCGGGCCTCTTCGGCGCGCTGCTGGGCTTCGCGTGCCTCCTGCAAACGCTGGTGCTTTGCCATAGCGTCACGGATAGACAAGTTTTCGATGTATACTCGCTCCACGTCCGCGAAGTCTTCGCCGCAGGTTTTCCGAAGCAGATCCAGCTCAGAGCGGCACGTCTCAATGGCGTTCAAAAGCTCCTGCGTGGCGGTGGTCAGCGTGACCGTGGCGTTGAGCCACTTGACGTTGAGCAGCTTTTCAAATGGGATAAGCTCGGCCAGCTCCGCGCCGATACTCGCATCATAGACCTGCCGGAGCTTGTCCTGCTTCTCGGCTTTCTTGGCGGCTTCCTCGGCCTTGACCTGTGCGTCAATGGCACTGCTGGCTTCCTTGATTTGCTCCCGCAGGGGCTTCACGTCAGCGACAAGCGCGTCCACCGGCTCCATGTACTTCTTCTTGGCCGCCGTGCATACCTCGCCAAGCTGCTTGTCCAGCTTGTTCAGCTTTGCGCGGTCGGCTTTCGCGTCGCGCATATACGTACCGGCATAGACGCGGCCTTTGTAGGAGGCCAACGTGTCGGCCACAAAGGCCGTCACCTCGTCTTTGTTCCAGACGATAGGAGGTAACTGCACGCCCTCGGGCTTCTCGGCAATTACCACGTTCAACTCATTCATAGGCTTTTTTCTCCTTTTGGTGTTAGTTTCTTAGTCATCTGGGATGCACTCGCTGCACTCCCAGGCATCCACGGCACGCAGGCAGTTATCACAGCCCACAATGTCGCCGCCGGGCTCTTTATAAACGATGTCACACGCCTTGCCGCATAATGGGCAAATAGGCTCTTTCGGCTCTGGCGGGTCAAGCGGTCGGTCAGGCAGTGCGTATGGCCTCAGCACATCGTACAGGCTCATGCGTCGTGTCTCCTGTCCTGCGGCACAAGGCCGTGATACAGAGCTGCCTTATAAGCCTCGTCCTCCAGCTCTTGCTCCGTATAAATCAGCTCATCGTTGAGCTTTTCTGCGCCGTAAAACACGCCCATTGCAAGCAGCATCTGCCCGACCTGCCAGAACAACCACGCCAGCGTAAAGTCGGCAGGAGCGGAAACGGTTTCGATGCAAAGGTTAAACAGCCACGCAATGCCGCCGAGTGCTGCCACCACACAACAGGCTTGCCCTGTGCGGCACAGCCGGATAAGCGTCCTGACCCTCACTCTGATTCTCATTTCACTCGCCCCTTTCTGGTCTTCGGATATTCCTTGCCCACCGTCAGCAGCTCGCCGGTGTCGTTGTGCTGCACGGTCAAGAACTGCTCGTCCTCGCGGATGAGTGCCCACCCCGCCGGGTCGATGTTGTGCGCGGACAAAGTTTTCTTCTGCGCCGCGGTCAAACGCTTTTTACGCATATTCCATTACCTCCCGCCGGACAGGTTTAGCCGGCATCCAATACTTCTGGGCTTTCTGCAGGTCGCTTGTATACACAGACGAGAACTCGTCGCCCTCGCTGCGCACGAGAAGCACATTGCCGCGCAGCACCTCGCGCTTGAACTGGCTGTTGGAGAGCACGCCGTTCAGCGGCAGGCCCTCCAAAACGCCCTCCTCGTTGACAATGGCAACCATGCCACCCCACACGCCGCTCAGCGTTTCGATATAACCGCCGACGTACTCCTGCAAAGCTTCAAGCGTGTTGTCGATGCTGTCCAGATACGGCTCTTTGCCGGGTTCTAACTTGATACACCTCATCCTCTTATAGGCCCCCAATCCACTTTTACTTTTGCGTTATGGTCTTTCTGCCACTGCTCAAACGCGGCTTGGTTCACAGGGTTTTGGAAGAACTTCTGCGCCAGCCAGAGCAGTTCAAAGCCTGCCTGTCTTGTTAAAGGTCCTTCGTTGATGCGGGCATCGGCTTCTTCTTTCGTCATGTCGCACCACCCTTTTCAGTAAGAATAGCCGCTCGAATTGGCATCAGCATTTTGTTCACTTCCTCTTTAAGCATTTTGCAATCGGCGAAATAAAAATACGTTTTATAGTAAAATACGTTCATTAACTGTACAACAAATCAGGTGTCAAAGTATTGACTTCCTTTCTCGTAAAGCGGTATAATATTTCTTAGTCAAGAAAGCATTTTCCGACACAAGAAGGGAGGTGAAAACTTGACGTTCGTATTCAAACCCGGCGAAGATAATCGCCCTGCTGGCACCTACCGCGAAGTAGGGCCGCATGGTGGCGAGGTAAACGATCCTCGCATCATTCAGATTACCTTCGGCGAACGACTGCCGCCCACTCAAGAAAGCGGCAACCAGTGGAGAATTATCATTCGTGAGTAGTTCTCGTAAGGGCTTCCGTTGCAGCGGAGGCTCTTATTTTTTACTCATCACGCTTGAAAAGATAATCCAGTGTACAGTCCGGCATAATCTCCCGTATCTTCTCCATCTGTGCCAGCGTGAACTCATTGTCCCCGTTCAGCTTAAGATAAAGTGATTTTTCGCTTAGTCCAGTTCTACGTGCAACCTCTTTCTGCGTCAGCTTCCTGCGCTTGAGTTCAATCAGCAGGTTGCAGAACATGCTATCATCCTCCTTTGTCTGTGGAATTTAATTCCGCTACTTGGCGAAAAAAATAGCGTCTTTCTCACGCAAAGACAAGCCCAAAATCTCCGAAAGAGCGTCAACTTCACTCACTTTGAACTCGTTGTCGTTTTCGATTTTGAGCTTGAGAGAATACGGCGTTATTCCGAGCCTTTCCGCGACATATTTATATTTAAGGCCAGCGGCCTTAATCTTGTCGCGGAGTGCCTTTGTGTCAGTCATTGAGTGTCCCTCCTTTCTGCGGAATTTCATTCCGCGAGTACATAATAGCATCTTTGTGAATGAAAGTCAACGGTTTTTGACAAAAAAACTAAAATATCTTGAATTTAATTCCGCAATGTGGTATTATGCTTATAGAAAGAAGGTGACTTCATGTCTGAGATATCAAACAGAATCAAGCTGCGTCGTGAAGAACTCGGAATGACCACTGATGAGCTTGCAAAGAAGATGGGGTATAAAGACCGCTCTTCTATTACGAAGATTGAAAAAGGAAAGGCCGACATTCCGCAGTCCAAGGTCCTTGCCTTTGCCAGAGCGTTGGAGACAACAACCGCTTACCTTATCGGTATAGATGAAGAGAAGGAAGTTAAATCCGCTCCCGCCATCCCCCGTGGCTTCCAGCCGATGCCGGAAATGGTACAGGTGCCGCGCGTGGGGCGTATTGCCTGCGGTACGCCCATCTTGGCAGAAGAGAATATAGAGCGCACCGATACTATCCCTGCTTATCTGCACGCTGACTATACACTGCTCTGTGTGGGGAACAGTATGGCTCCAAAGTTTCAAGATGGCGATGTCGTATGCATCCGCACCCAGCCCGAAGTAGAAAATGGCGAGGTTGCTGCCGTGCTTATTGGCGAGGAAGCCACTTTGAAACAAGTGTTCCTGCACGATGATTTTATTGAACTGCGCCCTCTCAATCCTGAATACCAGTCCATCATCCGAACAAAAGAAGATATGAACGACGTGACGATTGAGGGTAAGGCTGTCGGCTTGGTGAGGGCCGTATAAAAAGAAAAAGCCGTCCGGCACGCAGACCGAATGGCACAATAAAAACAGAAAGGGGGATTTCCATGAGCAGGAAAAAGGAGCAGGACGAGCCCACTCAACGGCTTGTGGCCTACTACCGCTACTCAGGCGGCAGCGGACAGAGCGAGCAGAGCATAGAGGGCCAGCGGCGCGACTGCGAGAGCTATGCTCGCGCCCACGGCCTGAAGATTCAGAAAGAGTATATCGACCGCCATATCTCCGGCAAGAGCGATAACCGCGCCGCGTTCCAGCAGATGATAGCCGACAGCGACAAGCACTGTTTCGACATGGTTATCTGTTGGAAGACAGACCGTCTCGCCCGTAACCGTTACGACAGTGCCATCTACAAGAACCGGCTGCGCAAGAACGGCGTAAAGATTCTCTATGCGGCCGAAAGCACAGTGGACGGGCCGGAGGGCATAATCTTAGAAGGCCTGATGGAATCCCTCGCTGAATATTACAGCGTGGAGCTCTCGCAGAAGCTGCGCCGCGGTCAGCGCGAGAGTGCCTTAAAAGGTCATGTGCTGGGCGGAGGGCTTGCGCTGGGTCTTACCTCCAACAAGGAGCACGAGATTGTCATAGACGAAAAAGAAGCCCCTACCGTACGCTGGATATTTGAACAATACGCCGCTGGGAAGACGGCCGCAAGCATTATGGACGAGCTGAACGCCGCCGGGCAGCGCACCTCTCGCGGGAAGCTATACTCCAAGTCCGCCATTATGCGTATCATCACCAACGAGCAGTATATAGGCGTGTACACCAGCAAGGCGTTTAATGTCCGGCTGGAAGATGCAATACCGCCTATCATAGATAAGGAGCTGTGGTTCAAAGTGCAGGAAAAGATAGAAACCAACCGTGAGGGCCGTGCAGCTCTCAGCAACCGAGCCGATTATCTGCTGTCTGGGAAGCTGTTCTGTGGCTGCTGCAAAACAGCTATGAAAGGCGTGAGCGGCACGGGCAAATCTGGAGACAAGTATTATTATTACAGTTGCCCCAAGCACGGCGGCGAGAACGGCTGTGAGAAGCACAACGTGAAAAAAGACTTCATCGAAGATTTTGTCGTGCGGGCTACAGCCGAATATATCCTTGCTCCCGGCAAGCCTGAACAGATAGTAGACCAACTTCTCATCATCCAAGAGAACGACAAGAAAAAGGCTCAGAAAGACCCCGAAAAGGCCATGCTGGAGAACGACCTCGCCGATGTGCGCCGCAAACTCAACAACCTGCTGGACGCCATAGAGAACGGCACAGGCAGCCCACGCCTTACCTCCCGCCTTGCCGACTTAGAGCAGCGGGAAAGCACGCTTGCCTATCAGCTCTCCACAATACAGGCCAAAGAAGATGCTGTCCCAGTACTGACGCGCGAGCAGCTCTTGTTCATGATTGAGCAGTTCCGCGTCGCGCCGAATGAGCAGGAAGATACCTACCGCCGCCGGGTTATCGACACTTTTATATCATCCGTTTACCTCACCGATGAGACAGCCCTGATAGAGTTCAATATCTTACGAAAGGACAAAAGAAAAAGCAGCGCGCTCGAAAGCGTGCTGCTTGATCTCGACCGGTTCGCCGCCGAATTGTCAGACGATGATACGTCCAACAATTCAGTGTTCGACCGGGTTGCAAGAGTGGGCCTTTTGCGCCTTTGGACGAACAAAGGGATTAGTGTTTTTATGGATGGCAACATACTCTTCATGCTTTGCAATTCTATAAAGGCGAAGTCATGAACGAACAGTTTTCGATACGTTATATCAATATTCGATATAATATATCAAATAGCTGTTTTCCATGCGTATTTTGGATAGAATATACGCAACGGAGGACACGGCTATGATTCGAATTTTGCTGTCCATACGCCTCGGCGAAAAGCGGTGGACTCAGGCTCAGCTCGCGGCTGAAACTGGTATCAGGGCGAACACCATAAACGACCTGTACCACGAAATGACCGATAGAGTTTCTTTGGAACAGCTTGACCGTATATGTAAAGCTCTTGACTGCAACGTCTCTGACATCCTTGTCCGCGAGGAGGACTTGGATGAAAAAACGCTTCGCAGGCTTGCAGCACCTCGGCGTGACGAATCGAACGAAACCAAAGATTGAGCCTTGGCCTGTCCCCTCCCCCAGATGCTTATGCGTCTGGGGGATTTTTTGTACCGATTTATTGGAATTTCAATTTCCATCTTGTACCAACAGTAGAATTAGAATTATCTGAAAATATCGCCTTGTCGATTATTATATTAGCGTCTATAATATAGACACGGTAAGGGACACCGCACAAAACGGTAGAACAAACCGCACCGAAAAGGCAAGTCCGTCGTGGGTAAGGCGGCTGCAAGAAGTGCAGAGAGAAACAGATAGGCGCATTCGCAAGGAGCCGGAGGGGGCACACCGCTTAGAAAGGCACTGCACCGCCTGAGTAGGAAAAATAAAAAACGGCGAGCAGCCAAGCCGAGAAAAGCCGCTGCCCGCCACTCACCAAGTGGAGACCGAGAGAGCCTAACCTCTCGGACAACTCCATTTTAACAGACGCAAATACAAATTGCAAGTGGAGGACAACAAAATGACAAACAAACAGATTGACAACCGTGTACGCAAACTTCAGGAGCTGGAAGCCCAGCAGGCCGCGCTGACCGCGCAGGCCGACGCGATCCGCTCCGAAATCAAGGCCGAAATGGACGACCGCAAGGTTGACGAGGTGAACACAGGCAGCTTCACCGTGCGCTGGAAGTACATCTTCAGCGACAGGCTTGACACGAAGGCCCTCAAGAAAGAGCGGCCGGAGGTTGCCGCGATGTTCACGCGCACCTCGATGAGTAAGAGGTTCAGCATCGTATAACAGAGAAGCCCGCAGACATAGACGCCTGCGGGCTTTTATTATGTCACTATATCAGCTATGCCTTTGGCAATCTCAGCGGCTTTTTTCATCATGGAGTTATCTTGCAGGTATTCCAGCCCTTTAAGAGTAATATGCGGGTTGTTGTACGACATCGTAACGTACCCGTCAATAGAACGCTTTATATGCACGCCCTCGATGTAATCTTCCCGTGCAAGCATTTCCATAATGGCAAGCCAACGCTGTTCTGAGATTTTCAGCGTGCCGGCTGAAATCTGCTCCATGTCCGGCTCGTCGTAATCCATAGCTTTTTCAAGATAGCGCAGTATACGGTAGATGGTCTTAAAGTTGTCCATGCTCTACGCTCCCCTCTTGGCTATCCTCAACATACTCCAAAATATCCCCAGGCTGACAATGAAGTGCCTTGCACATTTTGTCCAACACTGCCGTTGGATATTGTTTCATCGTTCCCAAGCAGATAGCCGACACTGTTGGTGGGCGAATACCTGTTATCTCGGCGAGTTGCTTTTGTGTCATATCGTTCATGGCAAGCAATACTTTTAGTTTGGATTTTATAGCCATTGGGTACACCTCCCCCTTATTAGTATACTACGTTTTTCGTTGTAAATCAATACGAAAAAAGTTATAAATAATTACGAAAAACGTATTGACAATTACGCAAATCGTAGTATAATATACTTGTAAGGCAGAGATGCAAATCTCTTAAGAAAGGGTGAAAGGACATGGACGACATGACAACCGCAGAGTTGAACCAGTACTTGGAGAACATCGCAAAGCTCATCGAAGCGAACGCGAAAGACCCCAAACAGGCCGCCGAAATCGTGCGTGACAGCAAGGTCAAGGCGTAAAGGAAAAGGGTAGCGCCTCCCCACCACGGAAACCGCTACCCTAAACCTAAAGGTGAAGGGGGAAGCCTTACATCCCCCGACACCTTGATTTTATCAAAGTAAGGCAAAAATATCAAGGGGTAATGAAAAATGATGTTGCAAGAATTTATCGACCGCACTGGCTTTGAGCCTACGGATGAGGAGTATAGCCAGATCGAGCAGGAGTATTACCGCTTCGACGGCAATAAAGACGCTTACTGCAAGCAGTTCGTGGAAAACGGCGGCGCGGCCCGCTATGCAAAGGCCCGCGCGGAACGTATCCGGCAGCTTGACGGCCGCATCCTCGAAATGGAGCACGATGCGCGCCTGTATCAGAAGCAGCTCCAAAACCGCATCGCAGAGCTGGAAGCCGAGCTTGAACGCGAGCAGGAGTGGAAGCCCTACGACTACAAAGGCAATGTGTCACAAGCTGATTATACAAAGTTGGCCGACGGCGCAGAGGGCGGCCGCTGCTCCCACTACATGACCGATGACGAGGCTAAAGAATGGGTTTGTGACGAGTTCGGGTTTAACCCTGCAAAGGTCACTATCCTGCACGAAGTCTACGCCTACGAGATAAACCGTCACGGTCAGCTCCGTAGGACCGGCAAGATGCTTGACCGCCGCCCTGTATACTGTGCGACCGATTACCAGTATATCCGCTTCGATGTCAACGGCTGCTGGATGTACGAGTGCTGGAACGACGAGCTGCTCAAATTCTCCGAGTGACCCGTATTTCGCCGGTACGGATAATCACATATAACCCCTATCCCCAGCAAAAAGCAAAATTCGAATCAACCTGTCCGAAAATCGGAAAGACCCTCGCGGCTTGGGAACCGCGGGGGTTCTTTTGTACCTTTTCGCTCTTATTTCTTGGCCGTTTTCGTGCCTTAGGTAGAACTATAAAAATCTCATTTAATCACCTTGTCGATATTTTTAGGAGATTCTATAATATAATCACGGGCAACAAATAAGACGAAAGGACGTACAACATGAACACTTTTGAAAATCAACTGAATGCACTTTTTGAGGAGCTTGTGCCGTGCAGCGGCAACGCTGACACGGTGGCCGGTGAAATCGTAAGAGCCGCCTGCCGCATCGGCTACCGCAACTATAACGATGGCGACCACATTGATGTTGGTTATGGCAAGGAGACTTGTAACCCTGCTGCCCGCTACCTCATCGCA